GAAGAAGAGTTTGAAGAGGAAGAGTGCGAGGAGTTTGACGAAGAAGAGTGCGAAGAAGGTGAAGGAGGCTTTGTTGAACTTTTCGACGAAGACGAAGAGTACGTTTACGACGAAGACTTTGAGTGCTTTTGCTGGTACGATGAGGAATACGATGCCTGGTACTGGCTGGACGAAGACACCGGCGAATGGTTGCTGGTCGAAGAAGAAGCAGAGTAAATTCTGCAACCATCAAGAGGGGGGCTTATGCTCCCCTTTTTTTATAGTCCGCTTACGTCTATTACCTCACCCCGAAACTCGATCTGCCCATCATCCCATTTGTGGACCAGTTCAGGCCAGAGCAGCTTACCATCCTTAATTGTCAGCACCGCAAAGCCTGACCGATGGTTTAGTGGGTTGCCCTCCCCATACTCAAACTGGGGGCCATAAGGCTCTGCGAGAGTGCCTGTATCCACCCCAAACCTATTGCCGGTGTAGTCAGCAAACGGTGTTACTTTAAGGCTATGCAGATGCCCCGTGACAATCGACTTACCAGCCCCTACGGTGTTATTGTGGGTAGCATGGATACCGCCCTTGTATCGGTGCTTGACAATAACGTCATTTGTCACCCATGTGAGCATACAAAATGACCAATCCGTCAAATGATCAGACAATTTAAAACCGGGAGTTTGAACGTATTGTGGTGCATTAGCCGCCAAACGCATCTCAAATCGAGCGTCATGGTTGCCCATTGTGTACACAAGTTTGGTGTTATGCCGAGCCTTTTTAGCGGCTTCTGAGATTTCACCCAACATCTCTTGGCAGCAATGCAACTCTTCAATCAGGCTTGGTGTACGACTCCATCCCAAAGGTGGATGGCGAGAGATAGATGCACCGTCAAAAGCATCACCATTGCAAATAACTGCTTTCGGTTGTAACTTTTCAATTGCCCACAGTAAGCCCTGAAAAGCAGTAGTCCGTATCCCAGGCCAGAAATGAGCGTCAGAAAAAATAACAACTGTTCCATTTTCAATGCCCAGTTCAGATTTTGGGGGAGGTGGTACCCATGTCTTAACTTCTTTGTGGGTTTCTAGGCTCATGTTGTATTTCTGTGCAAGATTATCTCTGCGACGATAGACGTTTCTGAGGTTTGTCCCCATTGCTTTAGCCACTTTTGCAGGTGATTTATGGGTTGCCCAAAGTTCGATAAATTCAGCGTCTGGCAAGTTCATTAGAGCACCTCACAGTTGCAACCCTTGGAACGTAACATATTTCTGTTACGCAACAATGTTTATGTTAGATTTGATGCAATTTGTTGTACAGAGGCAACCCGAGTGGACCAGCCTTTGCCAAATGTTCCAAATGTCGGTAGGTCTTGCAGGAATGCTAAACGTTTGGCGCAATATGCCTTAATAAGTTCTTCTGAGTTAAAAGCCTCCACCGCCATCAAAGTGCCTTTGCCAATAGCACCATCAGCTTGTACGCCTACGACCTCTTGTAGCCACTTTGCAGCACGTCCTGGCCCACTATTAATAGCAGCGTCAAACACGGCGTAATCCAGTCCCGCAGGAAGGTCGTCACCGGATACCTTGTCCCAATATTTACGCTTGTACAAAGGCGCAACATCATCTGGCGTAAGACCGCGCATATCAGCCTCGGATACAGGATGGCCTACAAATTCTTCCCAAACCGCTTTAGTGCAACCAAGGTTGGTCATACCGCCAGGATCGGCGGGATTGTTAACAAAACCGCCCTCTGATTTAAGGACGTTGGCCAGAGAGTTGGTAAAGTTTGAGTTCATGTCGGTGTCGATTGGTGGAGAAGTTGGTCTTTGGTCTGGCTAGAGGCAGATGATCCAAAGTAGAAACCGATGATGCCGGTCCAAGCCGTGCCAAGACTGCCAAGCATGATGTCAATCTGTGGAGCGTGTTGGATTTGTCCGTACATTAGCCCGACAAGTATCCCGAAAAACCCACCTGTAACGCTCAACGCAAGGAGCGGAGGAATAAAAGACTTGGTGACGGATTGCATATCTCGGGCAGATTTACGGTCATCTACTGCGAGTTTTGCAAAGTCTAGGCTCATCTCCTGCGCTTGCTTTTTAAGTTCCAGTTCAGCTTGCTGGAGTGCAGCCACTTGGGTTGCGTCTAGTTTGTTGCTGCTGATTACGTTCTGGACCTCTTCTGGTGTGCAGCCAATAGCTTTACTGACGGCAGATACCGCCATACCAGCCAAGGGACCACCTAATGCCGTAGCGATAGTAGGAGCAATTTGTGCTAACCAATCCATTTTTACTTCCTCATAAAATCAATATACGACATCGTTCCCCAGGCGCCCAAGGTAATGAGCAGGGCAATTAAAGCGATAAGCATCACCAGTTCGATTGCCTCTTGTATCTCAGCATTGCGTTTGGCCTTGGCTTTTTCAGCCGCTGCTTCATTAGATTTGTTTTCAGCCACGATTCGATTCCTTTCGCGCAGGAAATCCATCCACAGGTTAGTCTTGCCTCGGCGCATGAAAGACATTTTGATCTCTTCTTCCACCTGCTGCATCTCTTCTGCAAGTTGGATGATCTGCATTGCCTGACTGTTGACGGATTGGAAAGGCTTCTTTGTTGGGTTGGCCTTCTCTTTCATCACCGCGTCTTTGGCGTCGAAAAATTGGTGGATTAATTCGGATGCATCTTTACCAAGCGCAATAGCTTGTTTTACCCCGGCAATGGTAGCCCTTGCAGTAGCAATTAGGGTAATTGGATCAATCATTTGTCTACCTTGTTTTCCAGCCTATCAAAGACCTTGTTCATGATTTCCTTAAGTTCGCGTATATCCTGGCGGTAGTCGTCTTTAGCAACGTATTCTTTGGGAAGGTCTTCCCGCAGCTTAGACAAGTCTGATTTAAGGTCTTTGACCGCCGCCCACAATTCACGGGCAAACCAGCCTAAAACGGCCATGATTGAGCCAAGGCCAACGTCAATTAGGCTTTGAGTTTCCATGATTAAGTTTTCTGAATGTAGGCCAAGGAATAGTAAGTAGGCAGGTAAGTGCCGCTGCTGCTGGTGGACGCTGCCGTAAAGCCTCCGGTGTTACCCACGGCGTAAGTATTGCCAGAGCCGACAACAAAAGAATCTTTAAGGTTGGGCGTGCCGTTTTGACCGTCGCACAAGACATACCCAGATGGGATGGAGCCAATGCTGCCTGACCACATAATGATGCCGCCGGTGGGTACTGCCGACACGCTTGGGCTGGTCCCAATTATTCCATAGAGGTTATCGTAGGTTTGGATAACGGCATTGGTAGAGTCGGCAAGGACAAATTTGTAATTGGTTCCTGCAGTGAGCCAGATTTCCTGCGGAGGCCGTCCGTCTGTGCCCAATTGGATAGGATTGGTGTTAGCCGTTGTTCCCGCCGAAGTTGTATAGGTAGCCGTGGCGGTGGTGCTGCCTGCAAGGTAGGTGTAAAGATATCCGCCAGCCAACGGAATGCCGGTAGTGGTAAAGAACTGAAAGCCATTACCGATGGGTGAAAGATTGACGCTCATGTTAGTCCTTTGTTATCCCACCGAATGGGTCTATTGCTTGTTTAGCAAATGCATCTTTGCTGCGTTTCTGTGCAAATTGTCGTACCAAAGAAACAACAGGAATTGATGCACCTCCAGTTGATGCCGCAAGTTTAGCCTCTGCCGCGCTTGTTAAACCTTGTTTAGTCATGTCGCCAAGCATTGAACTATAAGTATTGGAATAATTAAAAACGCCTGTTTTTGGTTGTCCAATTTTACTAGCCAATGACCCAATTTCCGAAACTCCTTGCATGGCTTCTGGAGTTAAAGATTGATTTAAAGACGACTTGTTTTTTTGAAGGAATGTAGCAAGCGACGCAGGAGTCAAATCATTTTTGGCGCTGATTGCTGCATTTTTTGCACGGTTTAACTCGCCAAACGTAATGGCTTGGTGAGCAATGTCATCAGGCGCAATTTCTGCTTTCATGCGTCGGATTGCTTCTGGCGTAGCATTGGACACAAATTGATTGTGAAATTTAGCTGCGTTTAGGCTTTCACCTTCAGAAACGGCAGAATTTATATCCGCAGCTTCTCCAATTGCTTTGCGATAAGCGGGGTTATATTTAATTACATTTGAACGCTCTGTGACTAAACTTCTTGCATTATCTGCAAGTTGTTTTAACTGTGCCGCATGAGGATCAAATTCTGCATTTTCTTCACCAAAAACTGGAAGTTTTTCTAATTCTTGTCTAACAATATAAGCAGCACCCCTAGCATTGCCATTGGAATTTGAACGCATTTCTGTTGCTGTATTTGTACGCAAAGCCTCATATTTTTCAAATGTAGGGTCTTTATAAAAATCTTGCAAATCAGATGCAATCGCACTAGACAAATGATTTTTCTTTAAATTTTGGGATAAAGCATCATCAACATTTTTTGATAATGTTTGTATATCAATTGGAAATTGACCACCATTTGCATCTACTAATTGTTTATATGCATTAGAAATTCCAGATTGTCTTATTTCATCTTTATCAGCCAAAGCATTAATTTCATGTTGACCAAGTTCAGATGCATCTGCCAAAGGATTAATGTCTGGTGCGTGTTGTTCTTTTAATGCGTCAAAAGCGTCTGCAACTTGTTTTGGTTGTTGTTCAAAATGATTGCTTAATTCTGTGGTTTCACCTCTACGATTCCATTCTCTGGCGTAACCTTGCGTATCTCCCAAACGCTGACTGGTTGTTAAATTAATTCCGTGCTTTTCTTCTAATGCTTTTGTTTCCAATGCTGGCAAATTAATTGATGCAGGGTCTTTAGATTGAACCAATTGATTTAGTTCTGGAGATGCATTTGTAAGTGCCGCATTGATGTTGGTTTTAATAACATCAGCAGGATTGGCAGCAGCAGCACCCACGCTACCAAGATTTGTTTCGGCAGAAGCCAAAGTAGGCTGTTTTGACGCAAATTGTTGTTGCATTGCAGCCATATCAACAGGGCCAGGCTTTGCCGTTTTATAGGGCGATGTTGCTTGACCAATCAAATCACTTGCAACAGTTCTTGCTTTTCCAGATAAATCATTTGCAACAGTTGTTGCTTGGCCAATCAAATCATTTGTGGCGGTTTTTATTCTGCCAGCCATATTATTAGACTCAAGTTTAAACCTAGATGTTGCAGGACCAGCCAAAGGAGCAAATCCAGCAGCCTCTGGAATTATTGGTGGAAGTTTGCTTGCCTCAAAAGCATCTTGCAATTTTTGAATGTAGCTTTGACCTTGTGGTGTTTTGGGCTGATATGTCAATCCAGCTTGAGTTTGACGCACTATATCTTCAGCGTTTTTTTGCCCTTCTGGAGTGCCAAATTGCGGACTGGTAATATTGGAAACAATACCCAATCCACCGCCAAGCAAAGTAGAGCCAAGACCCGTAGCCATTGTGGTTAACGCTTCAGCCACAGGATTTGGCCCTGTAGGTTTCATGCGTCCCAAAAATGGTTGCGGTTGTTTAACTTGTGCCTCAATTTGTTGAGGCGTGAGATGGCCTTGTGGCGTTGCTGCGCCAACAACAGACGTATCCACCGGAGGAGTGCCTGCAATCATGTCACGCAGAGGGTCGCCTGATGCAGCTTGTTGCGTGGTTTGTGGTGCTGCCGCCGTATGGCGTTGCAACTCAGACTGGATGCTCTGAATGTCAGCCAATGCCCGTTTATGAGACGGAGAGCCTGGCACCAAATCAGGTAAAGTTGATTGAATCTGCGTCAAAGAATCTTGTAAATCCTTCACGCCATACATTTCTTGCGCCGTTGGGTCTTTAACTTTATTGGGCGCAGATTTAACGGGCGCAGATGGCGCCACAGGCTGGTCACCAGCAATCAGAGCGCGTAAATCGTCCATTAATCTAAACTCCCGTTAGAAATTAACTTCTTGATATTGTCGTATTTTTGGGCAAACAATGCGCGAGCGCGAGTGTCACTTCCCAACAACGCATTAATTTGCGCTTTTTTCTGTGCAGGGTCTTTAACGTATTGGTCAATATTCATTGCCTCAAATACTTTGGAATCCGCATTTTTAGACCATTCTTGTTGGAATTTAGCTACGTTTGCATCGCCGTATTTTTGTGAGAACAACTGTAACGCTGGCGCTTGCAATTGCATTTCTGTTTGCTTTGCTTGAGTGCGCTTGAGAATGTTGAGCAATACATCTGGGTTGTAGGTCTCAGAGCCTGATGCACGGGCTTGTAGAGCCTTTGCTGCATCTGTCTGCATTGAACCACCTTGAGACTGCAATTGCGAAAGTTGCACGTTTGCCAAGTCTTTTGACAATTGTTGGTAATCAGAACTGCCAACTGCATTTTTCAAGAATCGAGTTAAAGTTGCTGGCGCACCGGATGAATACCAAGCGGTTGGGTCAAGTTTGGTAATTGCCGAGAAACTTTCCTGCAAATTGCGGTTGGCCTCTGCCGTATTGTTAAGGTGATTGAGCAATCCTTGCCGCAAGTTAACACCAGCGGTAGTGTCCGCAGCTTCCGTTGGGTCTGGGCGATATGGTACGTTTGCGTTGCGTACAGGATGGGGCAGGTCCGCAGGTGCATTAGGGTCAAATGTTTTGCCCATATCTGCGCCAGTAATAAGCGGCTTGGTGGGTTGTAGGCCACCGACAGTTCCGATTGTTGCAGTTGGCGTTTGAGCGCGTGTGCCAGGAGTTGTCGTAACGGTTGTTCCTTCTGGCGTAACAGAAATTGATGGCTTTGTTGCTAATTGCTCCGATGAACTTCTTATGGCATTTGCCGTATTGCTTAAATATCTAGAAAAATTGGCAGGGTCTTTCAATGCCGTAACCAGTCCATTAGCGGTAAGAACATCAGCAGTTTTTTCAGGAATGCCGCGCGCAATAGCAGACGCTTTAATTTCGTGCATTATGTCTAATGCGTCGGTGTTTTTTACATTTGCAGGGTCTTGTAATCGAGGGTCTGTTTCATAACCACCCATAATTTTTGCAACGTCTTGATGTTGTGTCGCATTAAGTCCATAACGGTCTGACAATGTCTTAATTTCGGATTGTTTTTGAGCCTCTTTGGCTTGAGCAATCAAAGGGTCTTGCGTTTGTTCTGCAACATTGGTTTTAGCCGCTTGCTCACGAATAGCCAACGGATTTATCTGCTGCGCTCTTTGCACCGCTAATTGCGCTTCTTGCAGTTTCAATGGGTTAATTTGCTGCGCTTGCTGGTAGTTCTGCACTCCAGATGCAAGATTCAGCATATCGGCCATTGAGGTCCCCGCTGGTACGGGGTTGTTGTAACCAGTAAAGTAATCAGCCATTTTTAGCCTTATGGTTGAGGTGGGGTAATGGGATTAGCTTGGTTTAGCAGGGTAGACAACAGTACCGAGTTGCCGAGTCCCGTTGCACCTTGAGCGCCAGCCTGAGCCTGACCCAATGCACCAGCCGCTTGTACCGCAGCGAGGCCGGTGTTAAGATTAACTGTGCCTGTGCCGTAAGCATTGCCAGAACTAACCGCACCAGCGTTTGCAGTTTGACCAATACCAGCAAGGTTGGACAGGTTGCTATAGATGTTGTTACGCTGGTTTTGGAAGTTGTTAAACGCATTCTGATATGCATTTCCTGCGTAATTCTGCGTGTAGTTTTGCAGACCTTGTAGCGTATTACCAGACAATGCACCGCCACCCACGTTTGCAGCGCGTTGGTTAGCCATCTGACCCTGCTGCAACATGAAGTCGTAGTTAGGAGCCAAACCTTTTTGTAGGTCAGATGCGTCAAACTGATGCTGGAGGTACGGCAAATTGGAATTAAGAGCGTTTACCGCATTGGTTCCAGCCTCCTGATAAGGCTTTTGGAAACCGAGGTTGGTGTTGTAAATGTCTTTTAGCGTGCTTTGCGACTGAGCGTTTGCAGCAGCTTGGGCATTTACACCTTGTCCAATGGCGTTGGAGATGTTGCTGGAGTTAAGTGCGCCGATACCGCCTTGCAGCAAGGATGCCAACTGAGTGCCACTAAGTCCGGTTGCGGATT